CAACAATCTTGATTACACGGGTGTCTGTAACTGGATAGGCAGATTCTATGGGGGCTATTGGGCCGGATTCATTACCAACCTTAGAGCCACAGTGGGCACAGCAGTTTATAACAGCACCGATAGCACAGTCACCGCACCTACTGATCCATTGACTAGCTTGGCTAATACCAAATACTTAATGTTAGGTGCGGCAGTGACCACAGACACCTCGGGCATACAAACTGTTACCAACAACGGCACAGTGACGCAGAGTGCTACTTTACCATTCTAGTCAAAAACTCTTGTTCTAACCAAAAGTTCAGTGTATAATATAGTATATGCTGAATATCATAAGCGACTTTATACGATCAATCTTACCTGTTAAGAAGAAAATCACACCAAGTGGGTGGACTAGTTTCAACGGTGTGTGTTGTCCACATAATGGTGAGAGTGCAGATACCCGTGGTCGTGGTGGTTTGACAGCTAACCCAGACGGCAGTGTCAGCTATCATTGTTTCAACTGTAACTTCAAAGCCAGCTATCAACCTGGTCGTCACTTGACATTCAAATTCCGTAAGCTATTAAAATGGTTAGGTGCTGATGACACTGACATCAAACGATTGGTTATCGAAGCCATCCGTGTCCGTGAATTGGTTGCACCAGAAGAAGTCAAAGCAGAAGCCGAAGAAGAAAAGATTGATTTCAAAGTTCGTAATCTACCAGAAGATGCCGAGAATTTGGTCGCAATGGATTATGTCCATCCAGCATTGGAATATTGCGTGGCACGCAAAATTGACATAGCCAAATATCAGTTTTACGCAACTCGTCAAGAGCAATATAATCTACACAAGAGAATCATCATACCGTTCGTCTGGCAAGGTAGGACCATTGGTTATACTGCCAGAGCCATTGAAGAAAACGTTAAACCAAAATATCACAGTAACTATGAACCCAACTTTGTGTTCAACATCAACAATCAACTGCTAGACAGCAAGTTTGTTATTGTCTGTGAAGGACCGTTTGATGCTATGAGTATAGATGGTGTAGCAGTATTAAATAATGAATGCAATGAAACACAAGCAGACATTATTGAAAGTCTAGGCAGAGAAGTCATAGTTGTTGCAGATCGAGATCGGGCTGGTGCTAAGATGATCAACAATGCTATCGAATATGGATGGTCGGTAAGTTACCCTGTGTGGTTAGAAACTTGTAAAGACGTAAATGAAGCCGTGGTAAAATATGGCAAGTTGTTTGTGCTGAAAACTATCTTAGACAGCAAACACTCGAGTAAACTCAAGATTGAACTAATGAAAAAGAAACTGTATAATTAAATATATGAGCAAAGAATATTCCCCAGAACTACAGAAACTATTTTTAGAAATGATGCTAGAAGACGCACAGAGTTATGTGCGTGTGCAGAACATCTATAATCCAGAAAACTTTGATCGTAGTCTACGTGAAGTGGCTAAGTTTATCAAGACACACACGGATGATCATAAAGCCATGCCCACGCATGAGCAGGTCAAGGCAGTCACAGGCGTAGACTGTAAACACGTACCAGATCTAACAGAAGATCATTACAGTTGGTTCCTGGCAGAGTTTGAAGGCTTTACTAAACGTAACGAACTAGAACGTGCTATCCTTAAAGCCGCAGACATGTTAGAAAAAGGTGAGTATGATCCCGTAGAAAAACTTATTAAAGATGCGGTGCAAATTTCATTGACCAAAGACATGGGCACAGACTATTTCTTAGATCCACGTGCTAGGCTTATGGCGATCAAGAGCAATAATGGGCAAGTGTCAACGGGTTGGCCAACGTTAGACAAACGACTATTTGGCGGCATGAACCGCGGTGAACTAAACATCTTTGCAGGTGGATCAGGTTCAGGTAAGTCACTATTCATGCAGAACATAGCCATCAATTGGGTCACGCAAGGACTTAACGGTGTGTATCTAAGTTTAGAACTTAGTGAAGGTTTGTGTGCTATGCGTATGGATAGTATGGTAGCCAATGTTAGTACTAAAGAAGTGTTTAAAGATCTCGACACAGTTGAAATGAAAGTTAAAATGACTGGTAAGAAGTCTGGTGTACTACAGATCAAATACATGCCAGCACAGAGTAATGTAAATCAAATCCGTAGTTATTTAAAAGAACTACAGATACAAACTGGAATGAAGTTAGATTTTATCATGGTGGACTATTTGGACTTGGTCATGCCAGTAAGTGCTAAAGTTAGTCCAAATGACTTGTTTGTCAAAGACAAATATGTATCGGAAGAGTTAAGAAATCTGTCCAAAGAACTTAACATTTTAATGATCACAGCTTCACAACTTAATCGTGGTGCAGTAGAAGAAATTGAATTTGATCACAGTCATATTGCAGGTGGGTTGAGTAAGATCAACACAGCGGATAACGTATTTGGTATATTTACAAGCCGTGCTATGCGTGAGCGTGGTCGTTATCAATTACAGCTTATGAAAACACGTAGTTCGAGTGGTGTAGGTATGAAAGTAGATCTAGAGTATGATCTAGAAACTTTACGTATTACAGATCCAGGTGAAGAAGCCCAAGAAAGCGGCCTACGTGGAGTAGGTGCTACTAATATCCTAAACCAGATTAAAACTGGCAGTAGTGTGAGTCCAGCGGAAGATACTCCTAAAGTCCAAGCAACTGTAGATAGCAGTAAACTTAAATCTATGCTAGCTGGACTTAAAAAAGTAGAATAAACTTTATCTTATCTTCGATAAATATACTAAATTGGAGTAAAAACTGTGCAGAAACGCACCCGTAGCATACTTACAGAGCTTGACGAATTACTCACACACAAAGACAAGGATAACCTCCTAGAGTCACGTGCTAATAACATCATCAATGGTGCTATTAACCTAATCCGTTATATCCGTGAAAACTATGATGCTGAGCAAGCTCTTGAGCTTGAGCGTCGTCTTCTTAATGCTATCAAAGGTCAAGATCCTGCAAAGTTCACACGTGGCATTAGGAAGATCAGCAATGAAGATTAATGAAATTATACAAGAAGGTATTTGGGACACTATCAAAGCAGGAGCTGCCGGTATCAAAGGCGCAGTGCAAGGTGGTGTAGCAGGAGCTAAATCAGCATATCAAGCACAACAAACTGCACAACAACAGCAACAAGGTGCTAAAGATGTAAATCAATATGCAAATGAAGTAATACGAGCATGGAACGAGTATACTGGTGGCACAGGTGACAAAGATGTTAAATTCTGGGCCAGTAGATTTTTTGATGCTAACTTGGCAGATTTTCCTCTTACCACAGCAGATCTAAATAATCCAACTAAAGTTAGAAATTTCCTGACTAGTGTTGTCAAAATATATAAATCTGGTATGCTTAAACCAGTGACTACTAGAAAAGGTAAACCATATTATACCCCAACAGCCACGGCTACCGCCCCTACAGTAAAACCAGTAGCAAAAACATCCCCCAGTCAACAAAAAATAAAATTTAAAGCAGACCCAGCTGGCGCTATGTACATGGGTGGTCAAAGATTAGATCCTAATAATCCCAACGAAAAAGATATCATTGATAGAATTAAAGCACAGGGTCTATAATGAAATTATTTGAAATAAAAAAGCAAACTCCTGAATTTCTGCTAACAGAAAGTAAGAATGTTCATCTTGAACATCTTGAAGATCTAATTTTTAACAAGGGATATGCTGGTGCAGAAGAGGCACTTAACTACATCGATAGCCTGCGTCACATGTTGGCAGAAGGCACAGGCGCAACTACAAAATTAACAGTTAAATGGGACGGATCGCCTGCTATCATCTGCGGTATCGATCCAGAGGACGGCAAGTTCTTTGTTGGTACTAAAGCAGTATTCAGCAAAGGCGAGCCTAAACGTGCTAAATCTGTTAAACAGATACAGGGATGGTATGGTGATCAACCTGAACTAGCAGAAATCCTAACTAACGCACTTAAATATCTCAGTAAACTAGGTATTGGTGGGGTAGTGCAGGGTGATCTATTGTTTACTCCTGGTAAAGTCACACGAGTTGAAGTTAATGACGAGGAGTGTTATGTGTTCACACCCAATACTATTACCTATGCAGTTCCAGTTAACAGCCACTTAGGCGAACGTATCGCTAATGCTAAATTGGGTATCATATTTCATACTACTTATACCGGCGGTGACACCATTGGTGATATGACCGCACAGTTTGGAGTAAATGTAGCTAGTTTTACACAGACTCGAGACGTATGGTTTGATGATGCTACATATAAAGATTATACTGGTTTAGCTAGTCTAACTCCCTCAGAAAATCTTAAGATTGAAAAATATCTAGCGGCTACTGCCAAGACCATGCAGAAGATTGGACCACAACGCTTTGACATCATTTTACAGGACAAAGAATTTAGTAGAATGGTCAAACCTTTTATCAACAAGCAGATCCGTGCTGGTAGCCAGGCGATAGAACCTACACAATTCTTACAACAATTTACTGCTCATTATAATGACCAGATGATGAAAGGTGTTGAAGATCCTACCAGCCGTGTAGCACAAAATCGTGTGGCTAAGATTAAAGCTAAAGAACAATGGATCGCTGACCATAGCAACAATCTAATAGGTATTCTAGCAACGTACAAGCGTGTTATAGAGCTTAAAAACATGCTATTACGCAAACTACAGCAGGTAGAAGGTATTGGTACATTCCAAAAGACCAACGATGGATACAAAGTCACAGCACCAGAAGGATTTGTAGCTATAGGACACGACGGCGGTGCTGTTAAGCTAGTAGATCGCCTACAGTTCTCCAGGACGAATTTTTTATCAAAAGCATAAATAAAAGTATGCGCGAAAGCGTAAAAACTTAGGAGAAATATAAAATGGCAACAATTACAAGAACAAACGGTGGAGCACGCCCAGCAGACGGTACCTCATTTGGTAATGCACAGATCACAGGTCGTCAGTTAACGCACTACACAGTTTTAGCTGACAAACTATTCACATATGGTAACGGTACACTAATCAATTATCTAGCAGCTGGTTCAGACTATGAAAAATTAGTTTTAGCTATCGAGCAAGTTGGTTCAATCGAACTATTAGGTGCTCCAGTAGCTGGTAACACATTCCGTGTTGCGATCTCTGGTGCAGCTCCAAGTGCTAACGTTGGTTACTCAAGTCTACAAGCATTTGCTAACGCTAACCCATTTGGTTCAGGTGCTGGTGTATCAAGCTGCTTGATCGCTGCATTCACATACTAATTTCTACAGTTAGTAAATGAACTTAAGAAAGGCACTTTTTTAGTGCCTTTTTTATTGGCTATAAATACCTTGTGGACACTCAACAATATCTCTATCAAGGTTTTACTCTAATAGATATAACCCCAACGGGAGTTATCAACTATTCGCCTCAGAACGAATTCAAACGTAATCAACAGCGCAACTGGGAAACGGTTCAACAGATTCTAAGTCTACGCACACAGCCCACTATACTAGAAACTGATAATTTTGTTGATGATATTATTAAGTATAACTTTGGTATTAAGTATCAAGGTGAGCATAAGATCTGGACCTTTAGGTTTGGGGTCGACTATGCAGATATCTATCAAGAAGGCCCAGATAAATTTGGTTTGGTTAAATATGACTTTAGAATAACTCCGGTAATATTAGGTCTTACAGAAACAGCTATTCCAGAAATTGCAGTGTTTATCTCAAAAGGCGCATGGAATAACATATATTTTAAATCAATTGAAGAATAGGTTAAATATATTAGATGCTCAAAGGCATTCATTAAGGCACACGTTAAGGCACACTATCAAGGCTCATACAAGACGGCATCGCTAACTAGGGGAGCGAGATGGCCAATCCATCAAAAATTGAGAAAGAGAGTCTAGAAGCCCACGTTGAGATCTGTGCCGTTAGGTACGCAAACTTGGAAACTAAACTAGAAAACTTAGAACATCGTATGGACAAACTTGAAGGCTACCTAGTGGGCATTAAGGACAGTCTGGACGAAAAATTTGAAGGTCGCGGCAAGCAAAGCGTCAGCGTCCTAGTCAGCATATTGGGTGTAATCCTAGCAGGACTTATTGGATTTATCGGACACGCCCTCTTCAAGTAACATAAATAGTTACATGAAGATCGTAGAACTATACAACAATTTACAACTACCTATTAACAACGAAGAAGCAGAATTGCTTGAACGTTTTATTGGTGCAACTCCCATAGCCAAAAGTCACCTCAATGAGCGTGAGCAGTTATTGGCTAATCAACTAACAGTCAAAGACGTGCTTCTACGAACCAATGAAGATGGCAAAATCTACTATAAAAAACGCACCGGTTGAGTTCGATGTTGAAAAGATACAGCGTTTTACCCAACAAGAACTAGCCCGATTAACCAATATCCCCAGCGAGTTACCTTTTTGTTATCAATTAGGCACTGATGTTCTCGTAGGCCGATACAAGGTCCAAAAGGTTGATGATCGCTGTTGGCGTGTGATGTCAAATCATCAACAGTTGTTTGATTTTTTCAATCGCAAAGATGCTATCTATTACTGCATAGCCCTGCATAAACAGCAGACACAGTTGGCTCGAGACATACAACAGTGTGACAGCCTATTAAATAAGCTAGAGTTTGATGCAGCACTATATCGTCTACGCTATAAAAAAGCTCAGGCTAAATCTGATGATTGGGCAGAAGAATATTATTCAGCACGTTACACAGAAACTATGGATCGCATAGAACAAGCCAAAAAAGAATTAAAGAAATCTTTAAACTTGGCTAAATATATTAAACTGTAATTAGGAATTTAACCATGAAACTAGCAGAAATGTCTACAAAATCAACAAAAAGAATTAACAAAGTTATGGAAAGCCGTTTTGGTTTTGCTATTAACTTTGATGACTTAACTGTTGAACGTGCAGAAAAATTAAGCGAAACTATCGCTGCGAATTTAGACAAAATTCGTCACAGTGTAGCACTACACACAGCAGAAACAAATCCACGTTATATGGAATTGTTAACTGTGCAAGAAGGCCTAAACACATGGCTAGAACAACAACGCACTCAACTAAATGAAGGCGAAGTAGGCAATGCAGAAGTTCTATTAGCCGCTAAAGACATGGTAGATTCAGTCCAAGACGCTATTGAAAAAGTAGGTAAGATGCAAAACGAGCAACTACCACAATTACTAGATAGTATCCGTGATCAAATTGGTAGTGAACAAGCTGAAGCATTCAAAGGTGCTGTAGGCGAAACATTAAACACACTAATGCAAAATTTACAAGCAGCACGTGAAGGTGTTGACAATGGTGTTCGCGTATTGTCAGGTGAGCAAGTTGACCAACCAATGGATTTGGGTGGTGATCTTGGTGGTGATGCAGGTTTGCCTCCAGCACCAGGTAGCGATCTAGATGCTGACGAAACTGATGGTTTTGCGGCCACTGATGCTGCAGTTGGTGGTGCAGAAGAACTAGGCCGCGAACGTAGATAATCGTGCGTTTAAATGAATTTCAACACAGTCCAAAGAATACTCCAGAGTCTAATTTATTAACAGCTCTGGAGCTTATCCAACATCGCTACAAAGACAAAGAAAAAGTTCCAAACGTTAGCACACAAAGTCTTATCAATCTAGTGCGCAATACCGATCGTACCTTTGATTATGAAGCACTAGCGCAGGCTAACCAAACTAACCCAGCAGTAAAAAATCTAATTAAAAGTTTTAACAAAGACGTAATCGAACTGACTCCAATACAACCAGCAGACGACGAAACAGAAACTACTACCAACGTTGGTGATGAAACTACTGATGCTCCAGTGGACACAGTTGCAAACATGGCCAAACGTGCGGCTAAAAATCGCGGCGCCGCAATTTAATCAAAACCATTGACATAACGCACTAAATACTGTAGTATTTTAGTATACTATTGGAGATTTATAATATGGCTTATTCAGAAAAAGTTCTAGACCATTACGAAAATCCTCGTAATGTGGGCACCTTGGACAAGGATAGTCCAGATGTAGGAACAGGCATGGTAGGTGCACCAGCCTGCGGTGATGTAATGAAACTACAGATCGAAGTGCATGAAGGAATCATAACAGA